TGAGATATGATAAAATTTTATATCGAGATCATTTTCCTTGATGTACAGGGCAGTCAAGTACATTAGTATAGCACTATCAGGGCCACCCGAATTTCTAAAAACAATGTTTCCAGGGTTGTTTTTTAAGAAAGAAAGGTCTATCATAATTACCACATCACATTGATATCTAGTACTTCTGGTATTTTACTTGATTCTTTTACAAACAGACAACACAATGGACTAGGTTCATCTGTTACTGGTACACATAATAGGTGTCCAAATTTAAGTTTAGGAGCATACCATTTGATGTCAGTATATACATTTGTTATTTGTATATCAAGATATTCAGCTTTAAATCCGTTGACTGGATTAAATGCAAAAGCACTAAATCCTCTGTCGTTTAGACTCATTAGATTTAATACTTCAGGCTCTCCAACTTCACGATCACAAATAACTACACTCCAATCTAATGGGACACTGATTTGTTTATTGCCAATCTGTACCACTGCGGCTGGACTATAAAAACTTTCCAGGAATACTAGTGGGACAAAGTAATAGTCCACATTTTTTGGGTCACTGTAATCTAAGATGCCATAACGTAGATCATCTACTTGATCTGGTATCTCATCTAAATCATATATTTTATTTTCTACTGTTAATATTTTCATTTGTATCTAACTTTTTCTATTGTAAATGGGTAGTTTGCTTCTTTATAGAAGTTCTTTCTTTCTCTCAAATGTCTTTTTGAGAACTTAGCCGTGCTTGTTATATCCCATATCTGCACAAAGTCTTTATCGTTGGCTTTACGAACGCCACGTCCAATACTCTGTATAACTCTTACAAAACTCTTACCCGGTTCAATTAGAACTAAGTTAAAGATTCTAGGGATATTAATACCTACGGCCGCCACACCATATGTTGCTACAAGGATTTGTTTATCCTCAGTATTAATTTCATCATAATGTTCTTTACGAGTAGCACTTTTCATACTACCACTAACAAAACTAGCACCTGGGATATTATCCACTATTAGATTGCCTGCTTTGATTCTATCAACTAGTATAAGTGTATTACCACTTTCTCCTATAGTTTCTAACAAACTACTGATATATTCCATACGTTTTTTATCACTAGTTAAATATGTTAGTTCGCTCTGATAGTTACTGTACTCCACAGTCTCTTCTAACTGTACTACATTCACATGACAGTTACTAAGTACACCAGCTTCTTGTAGAGTTTCAGTAGCAAGTTTATTAACTACTTCCCCTAAACAGGCTTTTAGTGCAATACGTTCATGATCTGCTTTTGGAATAGTACCAGTTAATCCCCATCTCATAGGAATGTGTGCAAAGTCTTTTGTTAATAGCTCTTTAAGTACATCTGCTTTAGCCTGATGAACCTCGTCTACTATTACACATGTTACGTCTTCACTAAAGTCTTGTAGACTAAAGTCTGTCTTTGCATCACGGAATTGTTTCTTAATACTATTTAAACTCTGCCATGTGCAGATAGTATGTGTTTTACCATATTCTTTCTTATCACCATAGTATACACCAACATCTAAACCTAAGTTTTTATAGTCTGCATATGTCTGTGTTACTAGATCTTTATTAGGTACAATAACAATTGAACGTCCATAGTCTTCTACCTTTGCACTTAGGGCGGCTGTGATAAGTGTCTTACCTGCGCCTGTGGCAATCTCCTGTAGACATTGTGGAGTTTCTAAAAACTTATTTACAATATCAATCTGATAATCACGAAGTGTTACCGGTTCACCTGCCATTGCATGACCTTCAGGCCAGTTCTTATGTTGGAATGTAGTCTCATCAACAATATCAAACTCTAACTTTATTTGTGTCCTGTGGTCTTCCACATCTACTTCATAACCATCTGCAATAATAATTGGAAGTATATCATCCAATAGATTACTGTACGTCACTCCACCAATAGTAAAGAAACTAATACAACCATCCCATCTACCCAACTTATATGCTGGTACATGGTATGCATAAGGCATAAAGAACTTCAGCTTCTTCTCAATCTTCTTTCGAGTCTCGAGATCTAAGCCTTCGATCTTACAATTCACTTCATCTTTTAGGATTATTTTACAACTCATAATACTATTATACACGATCTAGTTTGTTTGTCAAGATATAAAAAGAGCCTGGCAAATAAATGCCAGGCCCGTAGTTGGGGGGATTATCACACCCTTCGCATACAAGTAACTTCAGCTACTGCTTGCCATTTCTCAGGCATTGCTTTACGAAGGTCTGCAATTTTAGTAACCATACGGAGTGAGATCTCTCTCATTCTATCCTTCTGGTCAATCATAAAGTTTACAACTTGATCTTCAGTTGCCTTGTCAAAGTCGTATTCATTAAGCATACCATCTTTAACAATCTGCTTACAACGTAGAACTTTCTCACGAGTTGTATCCATAGTTAAGTCTAAGTAGTGACAACGTGACATAATAGCATCCAAGTGGTCTTTAATCTTACCACGTACCTTATCAAACTTTAGGTTAGTAATAAAAATAACTGAACCCTTAAATTCAAAACAGTCTGGAATACCTTCACGTCTTAACAATGCACTATCTGTATTCCAATTAAGTTTACGTTTCTTACTGGAATCTAGTGCCGCCTTAAGTAAGTTAAGCGATGTCTCGTCATACAATACTGTATCACAATCATCTAGCACTAGTACATTGTTCTTGTCTGCATTACTATATAATGTCTTATACAAACCAATTGCACTACTGGCACCCTTAACAACTTCAAAACGTAACTTGTTGCCTGCAATTTTATCGAACAAACTGTTCTTTTCTAAAACTGCTTCTACACCAAACGATTTACCAACACCTGGAGGGCCTGTAACAACCATACCACGAACAACACCATCAATAGATGCTTGTGTCATTTCGTCTAGTATCTCAAATCGCATACGAAGCCTTTCAATGATCTGGTCATCTGTTTCGTTAGGATTGTCAACTGCATCGTTAACTACACTAATAATTGATTCCGCTTTTTTAGACTTGCGGTTAGTCTTAAGTGCCATTGTTTTCATATGCAAACTCCTGTTTGTGTTTAAATTCTAATTATATCTAAGTATAACACCGGTATGTCTTACTGTCAAGAAAAGAGTTGACTCTTTTCTTCAGCAATATCAAGTGCTTATAAATCTTTTGAAATTTATTTTGTTTTAAGAACAAATTCCATACCACTCATATTAGCAATATATACGCCTGGCTTATATTTCTTAAAGTTTAGTGGTATGCCCTGTAGTTCTGCACGAATGCTGTCGTGTGATTTACGGATAATAGTAACTTCAGCAGTCTTATCGTTATCTGTACATGTTACAGTCATAACTTCTGGCTCGTCCCATTTCATTATTTTAGCTCTCCCATAATTTTAACACGATTTAACATTGTTTCTTTTGCTTTGGAATACTTACTGTTCTCATGTTTGAGAACTGTTCCACGAATAGTAACGGTTTTGCCGTTAATGATATCACTAATATCTGGCTGATCTCTCCACCAAAACTTGATAATGTCTGTATCATTATATACACTAGTGATCATGTATACGCCTGATGTTTGAATAAACTTAACATCAATGATCTCTACTGAAAGGTCATAACGTGTACGGACTTCACCAAAGTAATCACTTTTAAAACGTAACTCTTCAATTTTGTCTGTAATAGTTTGCCTTACTTTGTCAATAACATTCATATGAGGTATACTGGCAATAACGGCAACAGTGAAGTTGGTAAGATCATTAGTAAACGCCTCACTTACACTGGTTTCAAAGCGAGTTAAACTACCCTGTAGTTTTTTCAGCATAAATTTACCATTGAACTTGTCCATGATAACTTGTGCTTCTTGCATATCTTCTGAGGAAGGGCGGGTATTATCAGCGATAAGATCAAGAATAAGCGATTTGTTATCCTTAACTTCGACTGATTTCTCACCTGTGTTTGGGTCTACTTTAATATAGCCATCGCCACTACGAACAAAGCCCTGTGAGTTGTACGTTTGTACGCCCAGAGCAAGTACTTCTTGTGGGTTATAGCCGCTGATAATTTTAGATTTTTTAGCCATGTTCACTGTCCTATTAGCTTGTTTGTCCTATATTACTATAATAGCACAATTAGCCAGTGTGTCAAGTGTTTTTTTATAAAGAAATATCTTCTAGTCCTGCCGCTCTAAGTTTAACGATATTATTAATCTGAAACTGTTTTGCCTCCAGAGCTTTAATAACACCGATAAACCTATTGCGAACTAGACTGAAATCGTTGATGAGGTATTGAAGCGATATTACGTCCTCTTCTCCATCAACGAACTTTTCTGCGTCCCTAGAACTGAGTGCCCTATTATAAGACTCTAGAAACTTACGGAAAATTTTACTGCGAGTTTTTCGCATTTCAGTATTGAGGTATTCGAGTATTGCTTCTACTTCTTGAAGTTGGTTAAAACGGTGCTCAACGATACCAGGCATGTCACGGCTCTGTTTTTCGAGGTTACCTTTCATTCCACATTCATACTTTGCTTCATCTATTTCTTTTTCAAAGTGTGATATCGCTTCCACGATATCACTCATATTTGCAGTTACTCTTCTATACCATTTACTCATGAGATTTATTCATCCCACTCTGTATCGAATTCTTCATCCAACCAGTCGTCCTCAGGTTCTGTTTCATCCTCTTCCAAAACAGTATCAACTGCTTTATCCAAGTATTCATCATGTTCTCCTATTTCAACTGCATTAGACTTTACATCGAATCCATAATCTACAAGTTTATATACAAATGTTTCTGCATAATCTAGTTTAGACTTATCAGGAATAAACGAGAATCCTACATCATACAATTGTAGCATAAACTCTAGGTCACTGTCATTAAGATTCATCTACTTCTACCTCTTCAACGATTACATCAGGAACCTCATTAGGATTTGCATCCTGTACTTCTTCTGGTAATGAACCAAACTCTTCCATAACCTTATCCAATGCACCATCTTTATTTGCATTCCAAGGCTTACGGAACATTTTAATTACTTCACCAGTGACTGGACTAATATATTCTAGACTATTACCACTTTTCTTTAGGATGTCTTTTGCCTCAAAGAATTCAGTTAGTCCACTATATGGGCTCATACCAGTCTCATAAGGTATTTCAACTTGTACACTTTCAAAAGGTTTAGCATAACGAGTCTTCATTACTTTACAAGCGGCTCTAATACCATTTACTGTAGTAGTCTTATTACCATCTGCGTCTACTTTTAGTTTAAGTTTTCGCATTGCAATAACAATACTTGAGGCATAGATAAAGCCTTGTCCACCTGAAATCTTATCATCTGGATCAAACATATCTTGCGACTGGTAAGTGTGGTTAGTTGCTACTAGTCCTACGTTGTAACTACCAAACATGTTTACACAATTCGTAACAAGTGCTTTAAGTGCTTTAGCCTTACGACCCATGTCACCTTTCATGTCACCACCTTCAAACTGATTAAGTTCAGTTGGTGTCATCATCATACCTAAACTATCAACTACAAATAATACCTTAGGACGTTCGTCGTCGGGCATTGCTTTATAATCTTTCATAAAAGTACTAACTGTTTTTGCTACATCATCTAACATTGCCATGTTAAGTTTAAGAAGTTTTTCTTCGCTTGTGTCAACATTTAATGCTTGTAGCCATGATTCATCGAGTGCATTTTCACTGTCAATTAGTACAACAAAAATGTCTTGTTCTTGTGCGGCTTTAATAATATTTCCGCTGGCGATATAACTTTTACCAGCACCTGATTCTCCAGCAAATACTGTAACTTTACCTAAAGGAATTCCTTTGTGAAAGTCACCACTTACTAGATAGTTAAGTGCATAGTTACCAGTACTGATCCAGTCTGTTGGATCGTTAAAACCAACTGATAAACCATCAATACTTTTTGTGATATCTTTTCTAAATTTACTTATGTCAAATGGTCTTGCCATGTATTTCTCCAATGGTTAAAAGGTAGAGGGAGCGAACTCCCCCTACGTTCTATTTCTAGTTGCTTTGACGAGAGCGGATCATTGCAAGAATGTCTTCGGCACGTTGGCCGGTTCCTGCTGGTTCTGCCGCTGGAGCAGATGCCACTGGTGCTGCAACTGGTGCAGGTGTTGCTCCCATTTCCTCAGGCGTTGCAACAGGTGCAGGAGACGATTCTACTACTGTTGGTTTTGCTTGTGGAGTTGGAGCAGGAGTGGATCCACTTGGTGCTGCTACGCCTGCTGGACGATAGTAACTACTATACTTTGCAGGATCGTATGGCTTGCCGTCAACACTATCTTCAAACATTTGTTTAATGATTGAAAGTTCTGTTTCGGAAGGTTTCTTTGGCAAGAAGTCGTTTAAGTCAAACAAGCCGTTTGTATTAACTGCGCCTTGCTCTTCTTCGGTGAGTGCAGTTTCTTTACGAGCCCAATTACTTGTGCTATAGTCTGCATAACCACCTTTTGAAGTCTTAACTACACGGAAGTCTAATC